CGACTTGTTATGCCGTGGTATTCAACAGCCGACGCTATTCGCGACTCCAGGCCGGCAACGTATCTGGTTGAGCTGGAACCTGGCGTCTATCTCTCTGATACATCTGGAGACCCAGGTAGATCGCTTCACATCTCCGGCGCCCAGAGATTCGCGCGTTTTTCAGACGCTGTAGCTGCTCTGGCGGCTGCGCGCGAATTTAGGTCATTCAGCGGCGCTGAAATTAGAGCGGCATAACAGTGAGTTAGACAGATCAGCCTAGTATGAATATCACAGACCTCCGCGCCCTATTCGCCATGCCGCCCGCCCGGGCGGCGGCCTTCCTGCGCGGGAAAGGTCTGCGGCTGACGGGCCCCTATTGGGAGCTCGACGGGCCGGAGCATGCGCGGGTGTTCACGGTCGCGCAGCTCGCCAAGCTCGACGTGTTGGCCGATATCAAGGCCGCCGTGCAGCAGGCCCTGGACGAGGGGCGCACGGAGCGGTGGTTCTCCGGCGAGCTGGTGGACGTGCTGCGCCGCAAGGGCTGGTGGGGGCCGGCGGTACAGGTGGATCCGGACACGGGCGAGGCGCGGATCATCCAGCAGGGAAGCCTGCGGCGCCTCCAGACCATCTACCGCACCAACCTCCAATCGGCCTACATGGCCGGGCGCCACCAGCAGGCCCTCGAGCAGGCCGACCGCGCGCCCTACGTGCAATACCTCGCCGTGCGCGACGCCAAGACCCGCCCGGGCCACGCCGCCCTGCACGGCAAGGTGTTCCGGCTGCAGTCTGAGGCGTGGAGCATCATCGCCCCGCCCAATGGCTACAACTGCCGCTGCCGCTTCCGCACGCTGAGCCAGCGCGAGCTGGAGCGGCGCGGGCTCAAGGTGGAGGAGGACATCCGCCTGATCGAGCGCACCCCCCAGCGCGTCCCCACCGATCCGCTCACCGGCGAGAGCCCGGCGCGGGTCATCGAGCGCGGGGTGTCGATCCCAGACCCGGCCAGCCCTGGCGAGCGCCTCACCCTGTGGGCCGACCGCGGCTGGGACCACCTGCCCGGCAGCGACGGCGCCGAGCGCGCCCTGGTGGACCGGGTGATGGCGCGCGCCACGGAGCTGGGCGACGGGATCCGCGAGGTGGTGGTGCCAGCTGTCGCCCGACGAATGGGCGTAGCAAGTAGCTCCAATGGCGCTACACTTACAGCTGAGAGGGGCGGCACACCGCAGGCCCCTGCAACCGGAGCGAATCCGATGTCTGGAACCAGCACCATCTACAGCGACGAGCGGCGCACCCTTACGACTACTGGCACGCGCTTGACCGTGACCAGCAAGGCCGGGACGGCCCGCATCGAGCTTGACCGGGCCGAAGTGATCCCGGTCCCGGCGAACATCAACGCGGCCATCAAGCAGCAGGGCATGGACCCCGCCGGTTGGTACGGCCTGAAACAGGGGAGCGCGGAGACCTATTTCCCGCCCCAGACCCGCGCAGCGGTAGACGGCGCCATGGCGCGCGCAAAGGCGCTGGCGGAGGCGCAGCGCGCTGAGGCCAGCAGCCCAGCCGCGGTCGCCCGCCGCGAGGTGAGTGCCCTCGATCGGCGCGCAGAGTCCATGCGCGACAACCCCGGAGCATACTTTCCGGCGCGCGTCCGGGCCGATGCCGCCCGGGCCAAGTGGGAGTCCGACTACCCGCAGGTTGCGGCGGCCGAGCGCCGCGAGCGCCTCCTGATGGAGGCCGCCGACCTAGAGCGCAAGGCCTCCGACGCCCTGAGCTTCGACGCCGACGGGTCATTGGCCGTCGCGATGCGCAAGGAGCGGCACGACCGGCTGATGGACGAGGCGCGCGCCTTGCGCGAGCAGGCGGGTGCCCTGTGATCACCATCAACCCCAAAGGCGCGTGGAAGATCTACGCACCAACCGTGCCGGCGGGGGCGACCCCGTGCGGCACGGTGACCCGCGGCCAGGGCGACACCGGCGCCCTGGTGCGCTTCGACGCGACCGGGCTCTATGCCCAGTGCAATGGCGGCGCCGTCCGCTCGCTTGACCAGCGCGCGGTGCGGTCTGCTCTTGGCGCAGAGCACCGGCCGACCGCCCCCAGCACCGATGCCGTGCGCGCTTACCTCAAGGCGCGCGGCATCACCGGCGCGGAGGCCGCTCGCCGCGGGTACCTATCTGGCGGCCAGGCGGTGCGTAAGTACACCGGAGGCGCCCGCCCGCACCAGGTAAGCAACGCGGTGTGGTTCGCGTGGCACGCCCACGAGCTGCTCGACGCCGAGACCGTCGCGCGCATCGAGGCGGCAATGGAGGTGGACGCCTGCCTTGGCTAGCTTCGCCGTCACCGTCGACGACCGCGCGCTCCGCGCCGCCCTCGGGCGGCTGACGCGCGGGCTGGCGAACCCAACGCCGGCGCTAGAGGACGTGGCCCGGGCGCTGGCGAACATCACCGAGGACGCCTTCCAACGCCAGCGCTCGCCCTTCGGTGAGCCGTGGGCGGACCTGAAGGACAAGACCAAGGCCCGCCGCGAGAAGGCCGGCCACTGGCCGGGGCCGATCCTGCAGGTGACCGCCGGCGGCCTGGCCGGCAGCATTACCCACGGGGCGGACCGCTCCTCGGCCTGGGTGGCGGCATCTAAGGTATATGCGGCCATCCACCAATTTGGTGGCACGCCGGAGATGCGCCCGGGCCCGGCGGGGATCCCGGCGCGGCCCTACCTGCCGGTGGACGAGACCGGCGCCCTGGCGCCCGCCGCGCGTGACGAGACGCTCGAGATCCTGGCCGGATACCTCCGCGACCTAGCCTGACGGCCCCCGTCGGGTGTGCGGCGCACCGCGCCGCCCAGCAGACCGATACCCACCACCCACAGACCGCGCCTGACCCATTTAGGACCCATTTAGCTGCTCGCCACGCGAGTGGCCCTGTAGGGTGGTAGCGGAGCGCCTGCGCGGCGCCTTACAGGTCTTCCTAGAGCCTCGCCCGAGATCCTGCGGATTGCGCCCGTTGTGAGGCCCGGGAAAATGAAACGTTATAACCTTATGCCTGCGCGGGTGGCTGGCAGCATAGGCTGCCATGAGTACTCGCCTGCATCTGTGCCGCCCGGGCACCTATACCGCGCTCAGCGGGCGCCGCGTGACCCTGTCCGCGGCGGACCTCGAGGCCTGCGCGGCGGCCTACGACCCGGCCTTACACCAGGCCCCCCTGGTGATCGGGCACCCCAAGACGGATGACCCCGCCTATGGCTGGATCGCAGACCTGGCCGCAGAGGCGGACGGCACGCTCACCGGCGGGCCCGAGCAGGTGGCCGAGGAGCTGCGCGAGGCGGTGAGCGCCGGGCGTTACCGCAAGCTCTCGGCGAGCTTCTTCCCGCCTGCCAACGCAGCCAACCCAGCGCCGGGGTCCTGGTACCTGCGCCACGTCGGGTTTTTGGGCGCCGCGGAGCCGGCGGTAAAGGGCTTGGCCCCCGTGCATCTTGCCGGCGGCGACGACCCGGCTGAGACCGACCCCATCGAGATCATCGAGCTGGGCGCGCCCGCGTCCCGCGACCACCCTGAGACGGAGAGCGCTATGCCCGATCCGACCACCGCTACCCCGGCAGCCCCGGAGGCCGACACCGTTGATCTGGCCGCCGCGCGCGCCGAGATCGCCGACGCCCGCGCCGAGATCGAGGCCGAGCGCGCTGCCATCGCCGCCGCCCGCGCCGAGATCGAGGCCGAGCGCGCCCGGGCCCGCGCCGCGGAGGTGGCGGACTTCGCCGCCGGCGTGGTGCGCGACCACCACCTGGCTCCGCACCTGGCCGACACCATCGCCGCTGTGCTGCGCGATCCGGCCGAGGCCGTGGTGGAGCTCTCCGCCGGTGAGGAGGGCGCCGAGCCCGAGCGGTTGGACCGTGACGCGGCGCTGCGCCGGCTAGTGACCCAGCTTGCCGACCCCGCCAACCGCATCCCGCAAGGCGAGGCCGCCCCCGCCGCCGCCACCGCGGACCTGGCCGCCGGAGACCCGGACGCCGCCGCCCGCGCCGAGTATCAGCGCAACCCGGCGCTGCAAGCGGAGTTCTCCGGGCCTGACACCTACGCCGCCTACAAGCGCGCCGAGGCCGCCGGCCGCGTGCGCATCTCCACCTCCCTGACCCCCGAGGAGTAATCCGACATGACCACCCTTGCAGCGGACGCCCCGCGCCAGTACGCCCTCGGCGATCAGGAGGATTACCCCATGATCGCCTCCGACATCATCTACCAGGGCGCCGCCGTCGGCGAGAACGCCTCCGGCTATGCCCGCCCGCTCGCGGCCGCCGACCCGTTCCTGGGCTTCGCCGAGAACACGGTCGACAACAGCTCGGGCGCGGCCGGCGCCAAGACCGTGCGCGTGCGCACCCGCGGCGTGATACGCCTCACGGTGGCCGGCGCGACGGCGATCACCGCCAACGACCGCGCGGCGGTCTACGCCAGCGACGACAACACCTTCACCCTCACCGCCACGAGCAACAGCCTGATCGGCTACGTCCGCCGCTGGCTGGCCTCCACCGACTGTTTGGTGGAGTTCGACGCCCTGGCCGTCAAGGCCGCCCTGCAGGCCTGATTTAGGAGAGCATATCGATGGGTACTGAAGCACTCTCAGAGCGCGAAATCGTCGGCCGGTTCTACCACGAGCTGGAAAACACCGAGGGCGACTGGGCCGCGGATATCGTCTGGGCCAACGACCAGGCCGACCAGGGTGTCGGCATCGCGGAGATTTACCGTTGGCTTGGAGCGGTGCCGCAGCCGCGCGAGTTCGTGGGTGGTCGTCAGCCGGTGCAGTTGCGCCAGGAGGGCTGGGCGATCACGAACAAGCGCTGGGAGGCATCCATCAAAGTGCCTTTGATGGATTGGACGAAGGACAAAACGGGGCAGATCAAAGTGCGAGTCGGCGAGCTTGCCGACAGCTACGCGGACCACCGCCTCGATCTGATCGGCGACCTGATCGTCGCCGGCGAGTCGACCGCCTGCTACGACGGACAGTATTTCTTCGATACCGACCATGCGACTGGCGCGAGCGGGACGCAAAGCAACGATTTGAGCGTCGATATTTCCGCCCTCGCGGTCACCACCCACGGTAGCACCACGGCGCCATCGGTGGAGGAGGCGGCGGCCTGTCTGCTTCAGGCGATGCAGGCCATCATCGGATTCAAGGACGACCAAGGCCGTGTGATGAACCGCCGCGCGCGACGCTTCAAGGTCGTGACGCCGCTCTCGCTCTGGCCCGCGTTCTTCGCCGCAGCCAACAGCTCCACCGTGAACTATGCGGGGCCGAACGTTTTGGCGCTGGCGATGGCGAAGGGCTACCAGATTGAGGTGGTCGCAGACCCGGCAAGCACCTGGACCACCAAGTTCGCGATGTTCCGGACCGATGGTCGCGTAAAGCCATTCATCTGGCAGACCAACGGCAGCAACGGTGTCAACGCCAAGGTTCTGGGGCCTGAATCGGAATACGCGACGATTCACGACGAGTGCCTCGTTGCGACGGACGCCGAAAATAACGCCGGCTACGGCTACTGGCAGCATGCGTGCCTGGTGACGATGGCGTAATGGCCGCGTACCTGGTCACCCGGATGCCCGGCGCGCCCCCGCGCCGGGCGGGCCGCGAGTGGGCGATGGGCGAGACCCGCGCCGAGCTCGATGCGGCCCAGGTGGCGGCGCTCGACGACGACCCGCGCTATGGCGTGGTGCCGATCGGGCCCGCCGAGCCACAACCCGCGCAGGACCCGCCGCCCAAGCGCCGCGGGCGCCCGCGCAAGACCGAGGAGGCCGCGCCATGAGCGTGTTTGGCAAGGGCGAGATGATCGAGGGCCTGCGCCGCCTGTACGTCGGCGGCCGGGAGCTGACCCGCGCCGAGGCCACCCTGGTGGTCGATGAGCTGCTTGCGCAGATGCGCTCCGCTATCGTGGGCGGCGCCGACGTGCGCCTGCCCCATGTCGGCACCCTGGCCGTGGTGCGCCGTGCGGCGCGATCCGGCATCGCCCCCAACGGCATGCCCTACGAGAGCCCCGAGCACGCCACCCTGGGCGTGCGCCCTGCCGCGGACCTGCTCGACGCACTTAACGGCGGCTGATCCGTGGCCTACGCGACCAGCGCCGATCTGGTCTCGCGCTACGGGGAGACCGAGATCCTCCAGCTCACCGACCGCGCCGGCCTCGGCGTGGTCGACGAGCTGGTGGCCGCAGAGGCGCTGGACGACGCCAGCGCCGAGGTGGATACCTACCTGGTCGGGCGCTACGACCTGCCCCTGGCCACTACGCCCCTGGTGCTGGTGCGCCTCACCTGCGAGATCGCCCGCTATCGGCTGTACCCGGAGCCCTCCGAGGCCGTGCGCCGGGCCTACGAGGACGCGCGCCGGGTGCTCGAGCAGCTCGCCGCCGGCAAGCTCACCCTGGGCCTACCGGAGGATAGCGCCGGCACCGGCGAGCCGGACTGGAGCGACGGGCCGGGCTGGACCGATGCCGTAAGCGACTGGATCGAGGATGCCTGATGCGCACCAGGTCCGCGCCATGACCCGCCGCGCCCTCTCCTTATATATTGCAGCCGCCTGTCTGGCGGGTGCGGGTGCCGCCCAGGCCGCGACCCTGCGCATCCCGGCGCTGGCCGGCGGCACGGTGAGCGTGCAGCTCGTCACCGCCGCCGACGGACGCACCCCGGTGCTCGGATTCGAGGGCGAGGAGTGGGCGACCGCCTACAGCCGGACGGCGATCGACGAGGAGCTGGACCTTACGCTCAGCCCCACCGGCGCCATTGCCCTGGCGGGCGGCGGGGCGACCTGCTACCTGGTGCGCGTCACCGCGCCCGGGCGCGCCGCGAGCCACTGCGTACAGCTCGCCGACAGCGAGACCCCGCAGCCCCTGGCCGACCTGGTGGCCGCCGCGCCCATCGACGGCGCCGAGCTCGCCACCGAGCGCCTGGTTCCGCTCACCGACGGCGCCAGCGTGGGCGACGTGCTGGCGCTGGATGCCGACCTGGTGCCGGTGTGGTCCGCCGCCGCCGGCGGGGGCGGC